CGGCCGACAGCTTCGTCTTTGTTTCCTTCCATCACAACAAAAGTGCCGGCAGTCTTGTCTACAGATATCACGATTCCGATATGATCAGGAGTTCCGGTATTGTCCCCCCTGCCGGAGTCTTCCCAGTCATAAAGTACCGCGTCAGCCGGATCCGGCACATAACCGTCATTCTCCTGCCAGATACCCATCTTCTTCGCCAGGGCGATCATCCTGGGGCAAGAGCACTCGACCGGGAACATGTGACCGAGACCGCAGGCGATATAAGCGTTGCTACTCGCGCAGGCGCACCATTCATCTGAGTATTTCATGGAATAGTTTGCCGTACCCGCTTTTACTGCTGTCGGGAGATAGGAGTTATATCCGTCAATAATTACCTTAAATTTACCGTTCTGCTCACTGTAATGCTCCCATTCGAGCATCTGGTTGACGACCGTTTTTCTGTCTGCTGCAGGCGCCGTGGAAGGCCTCGCAGGAGCATCAGCAAAGTCTCCGTACCATTCCGAAGCATCAACATAGCCATTGATGCCGGACATCTTCGCACGGCTCGTATACTGCCAGCCATGGCAGGAGAGATGAGGTTTTTTGCTGTAATCGGGCTCGCCGGTATTGTCCCCGTATGCACAGATCCACCGCGGGCAGTCGATGCCATCAAGCACATCTGTAAATGTCCATTCCCATGAGTACACTCCGCTACCAGGGAAGGCCTGCAGAAACGCCTCTGTCATGCGTCTCCAATAGTTCTGCGCAGGCCTGTATTCCAGATCGAGCCAGATGCGCTTAATATTGCGACCGGCAATCAGGCGCTTGATATGTGCTATCTCGGACACCTTCTGTCGCTCGCAGTTCGCATAGCTGTAGAAATAGACCTCGCAAGGGATGCCGAGGCGCTCAACTTCATCGAGGTTGTATTTCACATAGTCATCGTCCTGGGATACATCGTCATCTCCATAGCCGATGCGGATGATCACGCCGTCAATGCCTGAGACTTTTGTCCAGTCAATCTTTTTCTGATGTTCGGAAACGTCAATAATTTTCTTCATATTTCATCTCCATATACAGAAAAAGCTGAGAGCCTTTCGACTCCCAGCCTGTGATTATTGTGATTATTTCTTCAGTTCTTCAATTTCTTTTTCGAGCTCCTTGATTTTCTTGACCGCTTCTGTAACATCTTCCTCTTTCAGCGTGGCGTCTACTGTATCAAGAACTTTGCTTACAAATCCAGGGAGCGGAGCGCCCATCTTTTTTGCATTTTCGCAGATGGACATCAGCTCCATGTAGATGATGTAGAGAGAGATGCCTGCCATGATCTGGCCGTCATCTGGCCGACCATGCAGTGCGGCGTGATGCGTGTCAGCTTGTAGCACCTCGTGCCGGAGTTATTCGGGCTCAAAACTGTGCATGATATTAATTTACTGTTCGCCATTATTTCCTCCTATTGCAAAAACGCCAGGCTCCCCCTGGCGTTTGCCCTGTTTATTTTGCGGTATTGTCCGAGTGGCTGATATCATGGCCCGGGGTGTCCTTGTGGCCAATCTCTCCCTCGTTGATCTCCTCGCTGAGTTCCTTGGCTTTGCGCGTGATAAAGTCCGGGATTGGTACACCCATGGACTGCAGGTTTTCCATGATGCTCAGCCCCTCCATGAGGCAGACGTAAAGCGCTACAGTCGCTGGGTATTTTACCGGCAGCGCGACTGCTATGCATGACACCCAGACGAGCAGGATCACGCCCAGCTCTCCAACCTTGCGGTAGAGCCCTTTTCTCATCACGCTGCTGTTTTTTGTGCCGTTGATCTGCGCCTGGATGAGCCCCGTGATGACGTCCGACAGGGCGAAGAGCGCGGGGAGGGCGATGATCCAATAGTTGTGTGCAAAATGTACTCTGTATACGATGTCCAAAATATCTCTCCTCTATGTAGCTTCCTCCATCGCCCTGATCTCCAGCTCTTCCAGGAGCCTCTTGATCAGGGCGACGATCTGTGAGAATGTCAGCTTAGAGATCTCCTCATCCTTCATAAACCTCTCCGGTGATCTCCTCGTATTCGGCGGCAGTGATCCACTCGCGCTTTACCGCATTCTTGACCGCCTTCTTTTTCCAAAGGCCATCATTATAGTAGTTTTTCACGAGCTCAAACTTTGCAGAATGTTCCATTATTCGCCCTCCTCTTCCGCTTCCTCTGGATCCTCGAGATTCCCCATCATGATGTTGTAGTCCTGGAGTGCCTGCATCTGTGCGGCTCTCGCCTCCATGTTTTCCTGGTCCGCTCTGTCTCTGAGGTTCATTGTTTCCTTTCTGATGACTGTCTCCATTGTCGTCTTCCTCCCATAGAGATTTATAAAACTCATCTATCCGGATGAGCATGTTGTGGGTGTTCCCTTTTCCTGCGTGCGCCCGCCATGATGCATATGATTCATTGACCTTTTCCCGCGGGATCAGCCCCTTTCTGGATCTTTTCACGAGCCTGCGGAGCTTCAGGCGCTCGCGCTTTACGTTTTTCGGGTCGATCAGCATGATGACCTTGCCCGTGTCTGTCAGCCTGAAACGGAAGCCCAGGAACATGATGCCCTTTCTCAATGGGTAGATCCGCGTCTTTTTCGGATTCATCTCGAAGCGCAGGCTCCGGAGCTTCTCGCCGACTTTTCGCATGCAGTCCTGCAGATATTCTGCGTCCCTGCTTATGACCAGAAAATCGTCCATGTAACGGATGTACAGCTTTGCGTGCAGCTGTTCCTTTATGTAGTGGTCCATGCTGTCCAACATGGAAATGCCTGCGATCTGGATCAGCTGACTGCCGGGATTGTATCCCTTTTCTCCTTCGTACTGGTCCCTGAGGATCTGCTGGACCATCCGGAACGTTTCCGGGCCCAGTTTCTTCCTGAACAGCTCTTCTGTTATCTCGTGATCCATGTTTGGATAGTATCCATGGATATCAAACTGCGCTACATATCCTTCGCATCCGTATTTTCTGTAATAGCGGCGCAGGAATTCCTTGAGCCTATTTCTGGCCGCGTCTGTGCCCTTGCCTTTCTGGCAGGCGTAGTTATCGTAGATGGAGGATCTGCTCATAGCCGGATACACTGCGTTGTCGTTGAGGCTCCTCTGATATACTCTGTCTCTGAATGTTATGCTTGCGATCTCCCGGGGCTTTGGCGATGTGATCGTAAATTTCACCGTCGGCCTTGCCCTGTATGTCCCGGCCTGCAGCTGTCTGCTCAGGTTTAGCGTTCTCTCTATACCGTTCAGGCAGTAGGAGGCAGTGCTGTCCTTCCACATGACTCCCTTGCGGCATTTCTTCATGGATTCGTACAGGGCGTCGAATCCGATTATATTTTCTGTTGTGGATTCCATGTATATAGTCCAGCCGGCGCAGATCCGCGTCGTGCACATCATGAAATAATTGTTTTGCCTTCCGGCAGGGGATTCGGCTCCTTGCGTCATCTTCATACCCTTGCGCCGCTATGCGGCGCCTTTTACGGGTTTTGTATGGCACAATCCGGGGCGCACCGATTCGCGTTCGTCGCGTTGTTGTTGTTGGCGTTGCCTGTCGAGTTGACGTTCCACGCGTTGTTGCCGTTGCCGCGGTTCGCCGAACGCAGGCGGCAGTTCTGAGCTTTAGCCTACACCCCTGTTTTTTCTTTGTATCGTCTCGCGTCTGTTTCCTTCCATGCTCTGATCAGGCCTCTCGTCTCGATGGCCATGCTGCTCCAGTAGACTACTCTCTTAGTCGCGAGGTGAAAAATTGGCTTTGCAATCTCGATCAGGCTCAGGAGGATGTTGCATTGTATCGCCGCATCCTCCTGGAGTTTCTGCCTCTTTCTAAGATCTTCCGGCGTCTTTACAAGCGTATTGTTAGCGCTCCATGTCAGAGTATGGATATTGAGGGCAGTCACTATGATCCGGTCCGTCAGTGCTGCCTGGTATTCCACGGTGAAAACATTTTTATTCGCTGTGATCTGCAGAGTATAGACGCAGAGTTTGTGCGCTCTTACGCAGGCCTCGAGCTTCCCGTGTGATCTCTGATTAACCGGTACCGACATGTTCCTGGCCCTCCTCCCCGCCATCCGTGGGTGGCGGGGATATTGCAATGATTAGCAGATGACGCAAGCCGGGGCGCACCGATACGCGGTCGTCGCGTAGCTGCTGGCGGCGGCGCCTGCCGAGCTGACGTACCACGCGGTGATGCCGTTGCCGCGGTACGCCGAACGCAGGCGGCAGGTCTGAGCTGAGCTCTTGGCGTTGTATCCGTAGCGGATGTGAGCGGCATTCGTTCCTGCGCTTCCTGTTACCTGAGGAGATGCGAGTCCCAGGCGCTGCTTCCAGTACTCCCACGCCTCACCCTCAACGCTGGCCAGCTGCGGCGCGATGTACTCCTGCTCGAGAGATGCGAGGAAAAACGTGTCGTATGTGTCCTCGTATGTGCCGATCTCGCTGTCGGTCACGGTATTGAGCGCCGTGCGTACCTTCACGGGCTTGATGATATTCAGGAATCCCTCGTCGAAGCCTGCCATGAATCCACGCAGCGCAGCCAGCTGATCGGGCTGGCGGTCGAAACGGTTCTGCGGCGTCCACCATGCTCCCGCTGCCGCCGCGCTGTTCAGGCGCTGCCTGATAGCGCTCTGGCTCCAACGGTTGTATCCGTATGCAGATCTGTGGAGCTGGTTGAGGCCGGCAGCTCCATACTTCGTATTTGCAGACAGTGTTCCGAGGTTCGTCCCCGCGGCTCCTGCTGCAAGTGATACGATCTCGATGGGTTCTGCGGCCGTCTGACTTTCAAAGGACCACACGCGCCATTCTGCCGGATTAGTGTCAGGCAGTGCCGCAGTCGTAGATGACGCCTTGCCGAACATCAGCATGCCGCCGGCCGGGACCTGCTGTGTGAGCGCGAAGGCGTAGCTCTCGTCCTTTTTGACGTTGTTGCCCCAGTTGTCTCCAAACGTGACGTAGTAGGTTCCGACGGGCAGAGCTTCGTCCGCGACATAAAATGCCTCGTTCCCGTCAAACTGGCATACCTCCATCGCATAGTGAGACTGCAGATACATCCCCGGGACAGTCTCGCCGTCTGCGAGCTCGACATCGCCGAAGTGCACGATATCCCACGGCAGCACATAGTCTTGCGTTCCGTCGTTGTAGTTGAGCATGATCTGGTCACCGATGCCAAGCACGCCCTGCGCCTCGCCGGCCTGCACGATCCTGTGGATCTCCTGCAGGGTCGTGACCGGAGTCGCTCCCTCCTGGGCGTTGATCATCCGCGTCAGGAGCATGTTCTGGCGGTCGATCGCAGACGCGATCTGTCTGCCGGCCTCCTCCGTCATGAGAAATTTGTCTACGTAGTTGCTCATCTTTTTCCTCCTTTGGTATAGATGTTTTAGCTATCGGCCAGCCTTGCCCTCTGGAAGATCCTCCCGTCCTGGTCCTTATGGATCCCGAGAGCTTCCTCGAGCACTTCCGGGTGCTCCTGGATATATGCCTCTGCCGCCGCGCCGATCGTCTGCGCAGAGAGGGTGTCGACCTGGCTCTGCGTCTTCCTGAGTCGGCTGCTCAGCAGCGCATAAACTTCTATCGGTTTCACTCGTGCCTCCTTCCCCTGCCTTTACTGCAGGATCCACTGCTTTGTGGTCTCCTCAAAGAGGTACATCGCGCCCGTGTCAATCATGAGGCAGGACGATCCCGTCCGTACGTAGGTCGGCATTTTGTCGGCATCCTTCGACATACCCATATAGCTCCTAATCATGTGGTCGGAGCCGTCGGTTCCCGTGCATTTGATGCTTCCCATGTCCGGCGCGTTCTCGATGTTGTCATACCAAACTCCATCAACGTATCCGCTCATCGCAGTCTCTCCCTTCTCTTCATGCTGTTATCCCTCTGCCGGCAGGCGCTGGATGATCCTGCCGTCCTCTCCTGCGCGCAGGCCCAGGGCGAGAAATACGCGGGCGATTGCTCCTGCAGCCGCCGCATCGGCGGCCACGTCTTCCTCGCTCAGCGTCTTGTCAGTCCCGACTTCCACGGCGTTATATACTCCGCCGTCGATCCACGAATAGCCGTCGTTATAGTACCAGTGGCCAAATGTGTAGCCCTCTTCCGATCCGGCATAGACGTATACCCTGCCGGCGTCAGTCATCTCCGCCGCGGTTCCCGCTCTCAGCGGAGAGCCGTAATTGATCTGCGCCTTCCTTGCGGATTCTTCCGCGCTCTGCTCTGACTCTGCTGCGGATCCTGCCGAGCTCTCTGCAGATGATACGGCTGCCTCCGCCCTCTGCATGATATCGGTCGCCGTTGATACGGCGCTCTCTGCCGCTGCGATGCTTTCGGCCACGCGCTCCTGAAATTCCTCGTACCATGTCTCCCTTGTGGGCTCCGGGATGAGGTCACTCTCTTCCTTGCTCTCTTCCACCTGCACCTTTGTGCTCTTGGTCTTGAGCACATAGCCGAGGCCCTGGAACTTCAGATAAAACTCGAGTGTTCCATTCACTGCGCAGGCTGTTTTTGGTACGATCCAGCCGAAGCGGATATTTTCCGCGCTTCGCTCGATGCTCACGGCCAGCGTCTTGCCGAAATAACTCTTCTCGAGAGAAAAAACGATGTAGATCTGTTTCTCCGACAGATCTATGCCGTCGTAGTATCTGCCCATCTGGAACCTGATATACTGCGAATTTTCCTCGCCTGCGATCAGGGTCTGGCCGAGGATCTTCTGCAGTTCCTTATTCTCCCAGTCCACCTCGAATATGAGGTCGTCTGTATATGCGCCGGCTGTGCTCCCCGGCACAAATTCCCATGTATCCGCCATCTCTGTCCTCCTGCTGTTGATCCCTTATGCTGTGCGTTTCCACATGTACACGGCCAAGTATGGCGGCATGTTGTTGTGGGCAACGTCGCCTCCCGTGAATCCTGTCGTGCCAGTGCCGGACACTCCGCTCGTGAGTGCTGCGCATTTGGCCACCGTGATCGAGTGCGTGTGTGCGTTGACCGCTGTCGTGCCGAATGCTGCGTGTTTTGCCACGGTTATCGAGTGTGTATGCGCGCCTGCGCTGGATGTTAGGAATTTTTTGTCGATGTCGCCCTGAGCCAGCCAGCCCTGGCCTCCGGTTTTCGACTCGCCATGCAGCCAGCGGTGCATCTGGTGCGTGTGCGCGCCTGCGCTGGATGATGTCGCCGTGTGCGTGTGCTCCGGGACTGTGTGGCTGTGCCCTCCAGCTCCCGCTGCTGTGGCCGTGTGCGTGTGCTCCGGGACAGTATGCGTGTGGCTTGGGCCCGTGTGCGTGTGGGCAGGCATTTCCGCCTCAGTCAGCTTATGCGTCGCTTCGCCGCCTGCTGCTCCCGGAGCATACTCGGAGCCTGCCGCCAGCAGGAATCTGTCCTGGATGCGTGTCCAGGATCCGCCGAAGAGAGTGGCCGGACTGGTTGCGCTAACTGAGATGTAGATCGCTCCCACCGGATAGACCGCATTGATGAGCGCGCTCCTGAGCCCTGCCAACGAGTCGATCACCGTAAAGAGCGGGGTCACGCTCTCGAGGGTGAGGCCGTTGATATAAACCTGATATAGCGGAGTATCGTCCTGGAGCGCTCCCGAAAAAATATCTCCTGTGATGCAGGCGGGGAGCACCGGCGTGCCGGTCGTCTCCGCTCCTTTGATGATGGCCAGCGATGCGCTCTCGACGCTTGTCGCCGCGTCTTTGTTGTAGCGCATGACGATGAGGTCGTAGCGCTTGCGTCCCTGCGTGCCGTTCTCTACAGAGATGTCCATCGTTGTGTTCGTCGGAATGCTGATATGCCTGCCCTGGTCAACGAGATCTCCCGCCCCGATCGTGATCAGGTTGTTGTTCATGATCGAGGCCGCGAAGCGTGTGCCGGTCTGCAGGACGTACCTGTCGAGTCCGCAGACTCCGGCATTAAAAAGTCCCTCTGCCGCAGCCGTTACGTGTCCCCTGCCCGCGTAGCCTGTTACTAAATGTACTGCCATCACTTCACCTCGTACGTGATTCTAATATCGTCGTTGCTGATCTTGATAACTTTCTTGGTTATCTCCTGTGTGGCGCTGATCCCGGTGGAAGGTTCAAGTACGCCCACGATGTCGCCGATGTCGTAGACCATGTCCGACTCCTCGAGGGATATCTCCATTGGGGAGGCTTCATGTGCCTCCTCCAGGCGCTCCAAGGCGCTCCTCACCATGGTCGCATAATGATCTTCTACTGCTTTGTAATACATCCCAGCCACCCAGCGTGGTGCCACCTTCTCGTCTATCTTGGTGTAATATTTATCTGCTGCCCATGCCGGGGCGTTATTTTCTGTCTTTCTGTAAAAAGTGTTTGCCGCCCATGCCGGTGCAGACTCTGTGCGGCTGTATGTATAGCGTGCCACCTCGTTCCACGCAGGCGCCCGCTCCATCTGCTTTGCTGTGTAATATGTGCGCGCCCTCCATGCGGGCACTACCTCTTTGGTCTCTGTCTTGCCTTTGGCGTTTGTCGTCTTTTTCTTTGCAGCCTCGACGGATCTGTACTGCTTCCATGGCTCCTTTTTGAGCTCCGCCGCAGTTGATCTGCGGTAATAGCTCCCGTACTGCTCAGCCCAGTCTGTCGGCTGCCGCGTCTGCACGTTGTAGATGTTGTAGCTGACGCCCTCCGTCTCCTTGTATTCGGATACCACTCCGTCCGAGTAAAAGTAGTAATATGCCTTGTAGTTTGTCGCCCAGTCTTTGGGCTGTTTTCCCTGCCTGGTGTAGGTCTCCGTGACCTTTGGCGCCACCTCCGTGTAGCTGGCGCCCGATTTGCGAAAGTATGAGGCGTATTTGCTCCCCCAGTCTGAGGGCTTCGTATTCAAGAGCGCATACACCGTCGTCCCTGATACCGAGTTATACGAGTCGCCGTCCCGCTCGAAGTAGTTGGAAAAATTTACCGGCCAGTCGTATGGCTGCATCTTCTGCAGGCCGTACTCGATGACGTCCCAGTCTACAGCCTTGTAGGACTCCTCCTCTTTTTCCGTGTCCAGGTAGAAATATTCGTCGCAGGCCGTCGGCCAGTCATCCGGCTGCGCTGTGAGCGGGTCGTAATTGACGACCGTCTCCGCAGATGGATAGTCGAGCGTCTCCGCCACCTCGTCTATGCCTGTCAGGACCTGCCCGGATTTGTCGAGGATGTAGTCGCTGTCCTGTATCGGCATGTCCTTTCTGGCGTATGGCTGCACGCCTCCGTTTTCGTCACAAAAGATATGGATCACTGCGCGTTCTGCGAGGTCTCCCTGTCCGAGGCAGATCAAATGGTTGACTGGCCTGTACTGCCGCTCAAGTTCGAAGTGTGTCTGTGATGCATCAAATTCCTCATCCCTCGAGTAGTCCGCGGCCGGCAGGACCGACAGTTCCACCCTGGAGCCCGTCCACTGCATGTGCAGCTTCCCCCCTGCCGCCTTGAGCATGTTGCGGATGCCGGTGTAGGCATATACATATCTCGGCACCTGGTAGGCATTTATGTCGATCCTGCTGTCAGCTGTCGACGCCTGGAAGATGTCGCCTGCCCCCAGGTGGCGGATGAGCTGGTCGAGTACCTGATTGGCCTCGCCGCTCAGGATGAGATAGTCCTGCCCCTCTTCTGGGCAGATGACTTTGCCCTCGAGGACTCCGTGCCATGTGCGGCCCTTGTATGTGACCTTTTCACTCTCCGTGTCGACTGCTATGGAGTCGACCACTCCGCCGTATTCCTCTCCGACCGCGTAGATCTTTGAACCCGGTTCACAGCAGTGGTCTGTCGAGTCGACCGTGCACTCGAAGTCGTTCTCGTCTGCTCCGAAAGCCATGTCGAGCTCGTAGGCTTCCAGTACGCCGATGTCGACGCCCCGGGCGTCTGTGTAGATCAAATCCATCTCGGCTCTCCTCTCTCGTCGTACAGGATGATGTCGACGCCCAGGTCCCTGGCCTTATTGACCGGGATCCGCCCAGCCGGGATCTTCTGAAAGATATAGCTGTCTTTGTCGCGAGTGTGAAATATGTTTTCTTCCGCGCCATTGTTGCTGTATTTGCGGATCTTCTTTGTTCTTGAGTTGACGGTCGCATATTCGCCGGTTGCGAGGTTCGTGTATAGCGTGTAGTAATGTCCACCGATGACTACCTGGGGATTTTCTACAGGCCCGAAGAAGATGATCTCGAAATTGCTGTCGCAGACCGTCCCGTTGTCCAGGAACTCGACGACGTCGGCCTTGTCATAGTCGAAGCCGGTCCCGATGTCATAGCCGTAATCATAGGGATAATCGAGCGCGCCCTCTACCTCGGGCGATGCCGTAAACGAAAATTGATGTTTTCTCGTCCAGTAGGGGCTCACCGACAGGACTGTCATCTTTTTCTTAACGGCCTCGAAGAGTTCCTCGAATTCGTCGTAGTCAGCCTCTACGATAAAGCACTCTTTATAGTATTCATTCCACCAGATCCGGCCCGGCTGCAGTGCCCTGACGTCCCGCTCAAAGCACCTGTGCATCTGCTCCATGATCTCGTTGTACTGGTCCGCGTTATCCGCGAGGATCTGCAGGCTCAGTGGTGACTCCTGCGCGTCCTTGTAGAAGCGCTTTATGCGGGCTACACCTCCGACTCCCGAGATGGTCGTGTAATTCCATTCGTTATGCAGCAGGGTCTCTGGGGATTCTGCCGAAATGGTATCCGACATAAAATTTATGATCGTGCCGTCTGAACACTCATAGTAAAGTTCCATTTACACGTACCCCCTCACGACTCTGCCGACCTCCCTGCGGTCGAGCTCCATGCGGATGTCCAGACCTGCGCATGCACGGGCCACGCTGGCGCCCAGACGGTCATAGTCGATCGTGGGGGTGTTCTCCCGCACTGACTGAGATACATAATCCTGCAGTGTACTGATCGGGCTCACAGCTTCCGGACCCGCCTCGCCAACGCCATGTATGCCAGCAAGCGCAGGAATCAACGTCGCCTTGCGGAAGATTGCGCCAAGCCTGTGCCAGCTGATTGAGAAGTGCGGGGCCGATGGCGGATTGATCGAAAATTTTCCGCTTATGCTGATATGTGGAAGTTTCAGCTTTGGCAAGCTCCATGAGAAATGAAACTTGCTCTTAATGGAGCTGATCGCACTTGAGACGGCATTTTTAGCTCCGTCCATGGCGCTTTTGATCTTGTTCTCGATGGATGCAAAAATATTGGAGACCGTAGACCGCGCCGCAGATATCGGTGTTGTTATCGCTGTCTTAATGGAGTTCCAAACCGATGATGTTGTCGACCGGATACCGGACCAGACAGACGACACCTTTGATTTAATAGCCGTTATGATATTTGTTACTATGTTTTGGGCTCCGGTAATTGCATTCTGTATGCCGGATTTAATATTGTTCCAGGTGTTTGTCGTTGCGTTGCGGATGCCGGACCAGACTGATGTCACCTTCGTGCGGATACTGTTTGTGACAGTTGTTATCACAGTGCGGATCTTGTTAAAAATTTCGGTGATCTTTTTGTGTATGGCCGTTACGGCATTAACTACGAAAGTTCGTATCGTTTCAAAAACCGCTGTCACAATGTTCCGGAATGTCTCACAGTTATTCCATGCATATATCAGCCCCGCTACTAACGCGGCGATGGCTGTAACCACCAGAAAAACCGGATTTGCCAGCAGTGTTGTATTAAGAAGTGCAAACGCTTTAGTCACTACTGTGACTAGCGCCGAAAATCCCAGAGCTGCGGCGAGAATCCCGAGTGCCGTTGCTATTCCTACGACTACCGCCTGCAGTAATGGTGATCGCTGCACAACCTGCGCCACCTGTGTGACCACGCCGGACACCGCTGTGACTACCGACTGGATTGCCGGCGCAAATGTGGACATAAGCGCCATCTGGACATTGTTTACAGCCTGCTGCCAGGAGTCAGACATCGTTGTGGCGTTTTCGGTCGTAGATTCCAGCGCTCCGTCATTTTCCTGCAGTGCTTTTGTCCAATCACCGATGGCAAAAGAGCCGTTCTGTATATTGGTTGCCAGCTCCTGAGCGGCCTTTTTACCAAAGATTTCTTCGACTGTCTTGCCGGTATCTCCGACCTGCTGCTGCAGGGCTTCCGACACGCTCCCGGATTCCTCGATCGCATCAATGGCCGACCTGAATGCTCCCGGGACGTCGTCCGTCTCTGCGGACATGTTTGCAATGCCTTTCGTCAGTCCAGACATGACCGTTGAAACATTAGCGCCGCCGTCGGACAGGCCGATCAGCATAGCAAGAGCTTCTTCCGAGCTGTATCCCAGCTCTTGGAACTGTGTGCTGTTATCGGCCAGGTATCCGCTCAGGTCGTCGACCGACATCTGACATGACTGGTTTGCTGTGGTCAGATCATCAAGCAGGCCGTCCACGTCATCCATGTCCATTCCCCACCTGTGCATGATGTCTGCGATTGAGTCGACCGCCTTGGTCCCATCTGTCCCGGTGTGATGAGCAAAATTTTCAATCTTTACAGTCAGGTCTTCCGCTTCGTCGCCTGTAACCCCGAAACGCGTGTTTAATTCCGCCAGCGTATTTGCTACGCTGTTGATGTCAGAGTCTGCATTCTTGATCGCCCCAAATGCATTCTGTGCGGATTTATTCAACCCCTCGAGGGCCTCTCCGGATGCTCCTGTGCCTTCTACGATTGCCGCGGAAGCGTCGTCAAATTCTGCAGCCATGTCATAGGCCGCCTGGCCGATCTCCGAGAGCTTATCAGCTATTCCTGCGTTGATTAGGATTTCCGCCATGTCATCAACGCTTGAACCAGCCTGATCAGCCGCATCCTTCTGCTCTTCGAGTCCCGTGTTTGCTCCCTGGAGCTCGCCGGTCAGCTTCTGCTCCTCGGTCTGCGCATTTATCAGAGCCCTCTCCAGCTTTGCCACCTCTTCGGAGTCTTCTCCATAAATGGCTTTTGCCGCTTCCAGTTTTTGCGTCAGAGCCTCCTGCTTGTCGGCATTTGCCTGCAGTTGTGCCTCGAGGATCTCTGTTTTTGTCTTCTGATACTCGGCAGCGTCGCCTGTATTCTTAAACGATGCCTCTGCGAGGCGCATCTCCGCGCGCAGAGTGGACATCTCTGAATTTGCGGACTGTATGGCAGACGTAAATTCACTGGTTTCCGCAGTAAATTTTATTTTCGCTTCGTTTTTAGCGTTTGCCACGTGCCTCTGCCTCCTTTCTCTGCGCGTATGCCAGCCAGCTGTCGTATGCGGTTTTATCCGCGGCCGCTGTCTCTAAGAATGCCTCATCTGACTCCCAGAATGTCGTTTCCGAGATGCCGATGATCAGAACGTAATATGTGTAGTAGTCTGCGATCGTTTCAAGTGGAAAATCGGGGACCCTTACCGCCGTCTTCTGCTTTTCCCGCGTGGCCCTGCGGAAGGCGTCGCGAAAGCCTGTTTTTTTTCCTGCACTCCAAAGAGTTGCATGAACACTTTGCCGATTTCCTCGCGGCTGTCCGTCATGGCTTCAAAAAATGTTTCCTTGTCCATGCAGTCCTCGCGGGCGCTGTTCGCGGTGCGGTACCCGATATATATCAGCTCGGCCATCACAAGCTCATCTATGTCTTCTCCGTTTCCGATCTGCTTATAAAGAGAGCGGTAGCGCTTGTATATCTCCGGCTGCCTCCAGAAGAGCTCTGCGAGCGCTCCCATGCCCAGCGTTACGTTTTCCTGGCTCCCGTCCTCCATGGTGATTTTATATATAGCCACTACCGCCACCTCCTTTTATGCCGATGCCTGCGCAGCTTCGCTGCTGAAACTGGTCATCCAGTTATCCTCTGTTAGGACTGTGCCCGTCAGCTCGCTGGCGAGTGCCTGGTACTCTCCGATGCCGGCGTCGTCGGGCATATAGGAGAGTTTCATCTCAACCTCTGCCACCTCTTCGCCGCCGTTCTCGATCTCGGTGCTATTGATCTCTTCCACCTTGCAGCGGGGGAAGCCGAGGAACATGGGCTCGTCGTCCTCGTCTTTTACCCTTGCGGCGATCGAGCACTCGGGCATGAGCGACTCGATATTTGAGAAGCCGTATACACCGGGCTGCAGGCCCTTGTTTGTCATCGCGTTAATCTTGCGATAGAGCGCGAGCTTGATGTGCAGGCTCACTGTGATTGTGCCGTTGCCTGTAGGCTTGGTCTTTCTTTTCTTGGTGACTCCGCGGCATTTCTTTGTCACGGTCTTGGTCTCTCTCTCGATCGTGATCTTACCGATGCAGTCGTCTCTTGTGTATTCGGTGTCCCCGTCGACCTTGATGGCCAGCTGGTCGCATTCGAACATGCTATACACATCTGCAGATGTTTTAGGCATTTTTGTCCTCCTTAAAAATTCTCTGTCAATCTCCCGATGCAGAGGTCGATGATCTCGGCGGACGCGTCCTCTGCGCCCCGCCTCATAAACTGCAGGTTCCCCGCGTGGTGTACCGTGTTGGAGCCGTCGTCGGGAAAATAGAGGTAGTGGTATTTGTTCCTCGCTGCAATCGTCACCGCCTGTGGCTCATTATCCTGCTGAAATGATGCCGGCATAGCCGCCGCGGCGGCCCTGCCTTTTCCCTTCCACGTGCGCCCGGATTGCGGAATCAACGGAGCAATGCGCTCCTTGATCATCTGTGCGCCCTGGCCGTGCAGAACGTCGTCCACAATCTGGCCGGCGCCAGCTCCGTACCGTTCCATGGTTTCAGCCAGATCGTCGAGCGCATCGGCTTCCAGAGCGAACCATTCCGACATTTAGCACCTCTTTTCCGGCCGGTAGATCGCGATCGTAGCAATCTCGACCACCATCTCCGTCTTCCCCTTCCTGACATAGTCGTACTGTACGTCCTGATCCGTCATGCGGAGCTTCACTCCGACTGCCTCAGTGTCTTCCAACGCAGCTATGACCTCGTCGACGTACCCTTCCGGGATGTAATCCTCGTGTATGATGTGGACCTCGTAATATGTCTGCAGGTCCCGGTGTTTCACTCTGTCCTTTGTTGTTTTCTGGCGATTGAAAACAAAGTAATTCCAGACATCCAGGTCGGTCTTTTCCATCATTCCGTAATGGACGCCCCCTGACATTCCATCCTTTTCCGCGAGGGCCTCGAGTACCTCTCTAATGCAGTCCAGGGTGCTCTTTTTTGCATCGCTCATTTACTTCAATCTCCTGATCTCTTCCAGGTACAGGTACATCTCGCCCGCGGCCTTGTCGGGGTCGATCTTGATGATCCCGTAAAGCCTGTCGCCGATCAGCACCTGGTAACTCGTATCTGCGCACCTGCTCAGGTATCTGGTCCGTACCTTGAGCGATAGTGTGCGGTCATCACGCTGCGCGAAATCCATATCTTCCAGGCGTTTGGCCTTCTCCTCGTAGTCCAGTTTTTCGATCCGTTCCAGATCCGCAGATGTTACGGTGTTCTTTTTCGCTGAGAAGCTGGATTTTCCGGATATAGGCCGGCACACATAGAGGACCCCGCTGTTGTACGTGTCAATTCTCGGCCGGAACTGCTTCATGAGCCTCTCTCTTTCTCCCTGAAACGGGCCACCTCGTACTTGTGGCGGACCCGGAGGATGTCTCTCCTGTATGCCTCCTCGAATTCGTCGAGGCTTTTGTTCCATGCGTACAGGCAGTAGTCAAGGTACAGCCGGCGCTCTGCGCCCGGCGCGAAGTAGTCAATTTCCTCGCCGAGCAGGTGGTTCAGCTCCGCCTCTGCGTCCACCATGATCTGCATCACTCTGAGGTCGGTGTCGTCGTCTGACCATGTGATATTCACGTAGCGCTTAACGTCGGCCAGCTGGCCCGGCGCGATCCCTTTAATCGTCAGCATTTACGCCCTCCCTCTGCGCCCGCATTATTCCGCTGTCTTGTTCAGGACGGTGATGTATGCGGGGTCCAGATTGCTGATATCGAGCAGGAGCGCGACGGTATCATCCCAGGGGAGTCCATTGCCGTGCATCTTGATCTTGAATGTCCTCTGATCCTCGAGGAATCTGTACTCGTCGGAAAACTCAAGCGTGCCCTCTTTGGAAGAGCCGAGTGCGAAAAAATACTCCTTCGGCAGGCAGAGGATCGCCTCGCCGTTCGCGATTCCGGGGACCCTGATCACCTTTGTCGGGAAGGGGAAGAGGTTGTTTTTGTACTCTCCGGCTCCGGACAGGACTGTGGTCGCGGGCATGACCTTCGAAAGATATTCTTTCTGGTTGACGATCATGAGCGCCTCGTCGAATGTCCTGGAGGCTCCGCCGTGTTTGGTGTATCCCGCCTTTGTCGCTCCGCTGGATGTTGTTGCGGTTGCCTTCGGTGTGATCGCTCCGGTCTCGTCGTTGGTGTACCATGCCTCCGTCTCTGCCATTCTTGCGAGCAGGGGGCCGTATTCTTCGGGAGCGAAGGATTTGACCTGTATCGCCGTCTTGCGGGGATAGCCTGCGGCGGAATCGATTGACACGCCTTTATGCACATCGCGGTCCAGTCCGATGGGCATGTTGTGTCCGGTGCCGGTAGCGATTGCGGTCTCGAGAGCTACGGCCAGGGCCTCCTTGAGGAAGGTACGGATGTAGTTATCCAGGAACTGCGGGCCGAGATCCAGCATATCCTTCTCGATCACGGTGTATGCGCTCAGCTTGCACTGAGCAACCTCTACAACACGGAATGCGGACACGATCTGCTTGGTGATCTGGCTGTTGATTTCTCCCCATGCTGCAGTCTGGACTGTATGGTCACTGAGAACCCATCTTGTCAGGTACTGTACACTGACAAAGTTGATCTCCGCCAGGAGAGGGTGCTCCTCCTGCAGGTCTCTGTATACGTCCTCGATGACGGTTGTCGGCATGACCTTGTCATCCAGGAGGCCGGCATATGCCTGGACGGGATTCTTGCTCTTGCCCGCCTCGATCACAGCCTGATAGAAGCGAGTCTCCTCACTGGTCAGCTGGCGGAAGCCGCGGCGGGCGAGAACTTCGCGGTCGCCGTGAGCGCTCTCATAGTCCGCCTGGACGGATGCCGCGATGGATCCGCAGAACTGCTCGAATGCGCCCTGCACTTCCTCCTGGGTAGGGTTCTCTGCATTGAGCACTGCCATGAGCGCCCTGGTTGCTTCTGTGTACATTGAGTTAGGTTTCAACATTTTGTGATCTCCTTTCTGTGATCGCTTGCTCTTCTTAGTTTCCGGCCAGAATGCCGAAAAATCTCTTTGCCTTGTTTACAGCCTGCGTGGGTTCGGAGCCTGCGTCCTCTGCCGGGACGTCTTCCGGGTCCCCCTCTGCCGGGCCGGGCACTCCTGCGGCCTGTGCCTGCCGGATCATCTGCAGCTGTTCCCGGATATCATCCAGCGCGGAGGTAAGTGCGGCAGGAACCGCAGACGCCTCTCTGTGTGCCTGCAGGATGGCGCCTCTGATCGAGACGAATGCGGACTGCACGACGTCGTCATCATCCTCGTCGTCCTCGTCCTCGTCTGCGATCGCAGTCGCGAACCCGTATTCGAGGCACTCCTCTGCAGACATCCATGTCTCTGCGGCCATCATTTCCTTGATCTGGTCCTCGGAGAGCCTGCCGGCTGTGACGCGCTTGTACGCCTCGATAGAGGACTGGTTGATCTTGTCATTGTCCTCTGCCGCCTTGCGCAGCTCCTCGCTGTTGGCGTAGCCGATGTAGCTCATGCAGTTGTGGATCATCATGAGGGCCAGCCTGCCCATGGTGCGCTCTTCGCCCGCGCAGAAGATGATGGTCGCCGCGGAGCATGCGAAGCCGTCGCAGAATGTGTGCACCGCGGCCTTGTGGCGGCTGAGCGCGCTGTAGATCGCGAGCGCCTCGGGCACCTCCCCGCCGTAGCTGTTGATGTAGACGTTGATGACATCCACGTCCAGGCTGTCGATGACCTGCTTGAGGCCGTGCGCGGAGACTTCCCCCTCGTCGAGGCCCCAGGCTTTATATATCTCTGCGGCTCTGGTGATCATGCCGTAGATGTTAATGTCGGCCGTGCGGGTCTCCTCATTTACTTCCAGCTGGTAATACACTTTTTTCTTCACTCTTTTCACCTCCTTCCTGTCCCTGCTCTGTCAGGAATTTCTCGATTTCCTCGTAGTTTTTGGTGATGAAATGCTTCTCGCTCCACCACTCTCCCAGCGGAGCCTCTCCCAGCTGTTCCCTCACCTCGTCTATGCTGTACGTGCCGGAGCCGATCAGTGTGGAGATGGCAGCCGCACTCTGGAAGATGTCGCGGTGCATGATCCTCCTGGTGTCCACCTCGTACCGGTTCCCGGTCGCATAATTTTCAAAGCCGGCGCGCTTATTGAGCGCTTCCGTGATCATGTCAGCATACGGGTCAACGCCGAATGTCAGAAAACTGCCGACGATTTCATCCATTGCTGTGATATTGCCGGTCATCATGGATTCGGGGATGTGGAAAGCCCCTGCCACAGTGGAGAACAGGTCCTTTTTTAACTCCAGGAAGCTGCTCGAATCACCTTGCGACTGACCATAGACCGGATCACCCTCCAGTTTGTACCCGTCAAACTCCGGATACACAGCGTTTTCGGATTCCATGTATGTCTTCAGCTGGGATTTGATGTAATCCTCAAATTCCTTGTTGAAGTCTTCGTCTCCAGCTTTCACTCCGTCGATGTGGATCTTATATTTCTGGCTGTTGGACATTTTCAGCTTCTTGGCGGCAGCCGACAGTATCTTGCCATACTGGTCATACATTCCGTCGATAAGCCGTCTCACATGGATGTCATCGAGCCGGAATACATATACATCGTCCCAGTTAAAGCGACGGTTGAAAGTAAAATTGCCAATCTGGACACCGCTGTACACATCCCCGAGTATGGGGCGCTCCCATTCCCGGACGTATGAATCAGCGCAGTACAGACAGCCGTTGATCTCGACCGCGATAGCCTCTCCATAGCGGATGACCTCGTTGATGATCTTGTGCCAGAACACAGAAGACGTCTCATTTCGGTTCGGACTGACATTAAGCAGGTAGTAGTCTTTGTCCTTGATTGGCAGCCCCTTCTTGAACACGCGGATTTCAGACCGGCTTATCCCATTGCTGATCAGGGAAGAAGCGGTATAGACCGCGAGTTCTTTGTAGTAGAGGTCCGCGGGGATATCGATCACTACGGTGGACGCTTTTGCCCCGTAGCTTTCGGTTGTTGGGAACAGGGACTCTAAAAAGTCACTTAACCATGCCATTTCACGCGCTCACCCCCTTTCTAAAATGTGATAACTCCGACTTTGATCAGTTTAGGCCGTTCTTTTATCTTGTCTTCTGCACACATTGAAGCAACCAAGGCCATAAACGGGTCAGTTTTCCGGCTTTTCGCCTCGATCTTTGCATAAACAAAGGAGCCTTTGTCGGCTCCCACATCTCGACCATATCGGATGGTTTTCGTGTTATTTGTAGCCCACCGGAGGACCGGATTGTCTCCCCAGTGGAAATACCTATGCAGGAAGCAATGGTCAATTACCGGAACAGCTTTGATAATGTCTGTCTGCTTCACCAGCATCAGGTTTCCATGCTCCTTGCTGATTTTTACCTTTGCCATGGCATCAGACAGGAGGGAATACCGGTAGGAATCTATGCACACCATGGAGATGTTGTAGATCTTGCCCATCTCGTAGATGTAATTTGCAATGATGGACGGATGTATCTCCACGTCATTGACGTACTCCAGCATATCAGGAGTCTTGATCCACTCTCGCCACGGGCATTTGAGGCGCGGGATATCGGCTGATGCGCTGCAGATCCACGCTTTGCAGATGTCATAACGCTGATCACCGTTCTTAAAATGCAGATTAACCGCCGCCCAGTCTGTAGTCTTCGTATAGTCAATGCCAGCTGTGCAGTTCCATCCCCGCAGGTCAGGTATCGGCTGATTGGTGGCAGCTATGGACTCCCAATCAGCTACGGCTGACTCCTTTGCTGACTCCGGGAGGTTCATTCGTTTCGACATGAATGCCGGCAGCCTTGCCGGGTTCGCCTTCCACTCGGCATATTCCTTTTCCGTCTCCTGTTGGAGATGCGGAAGGTATGGCAGTGACGGGTTCGCCTTCACCCAGTTCTCCGGGTCGTCTACCTCTTCCTTGGCATCGAGCCTGCAGATGAACGGCAGGAGTCCGTTATCCGCAATCCCGCCCCGCAGAATATTGTCCGAATCCTGCAGGATATCATCCAGCGGTCCCTCTCGGACATCACCGTTGGTGCTGTAGTAGGACCTTCGAGGATGCCTTTTCTTCCCGAGGCCGGTAGTGAAAACATTGATATTGTCATAATTCTGGTACTGGTGGATCTCGTTTAAAATCACGATCCCGCTACGGAGCCCGTCCTTGCCTTTGGGTGAATTCGTGCGGCCTTTTATGGTTGACTTTGTCTTTGTGCATGTGACTTTCTCCTTTGTCCAGCTGTAGAACTTCTTGATTTTCTTTTCGTTCTTTGGAATCTCAAAGAAGCCTGTCAGGTCCTGTACCGGACGCACGGCCTGTTCCTCATTGTTTGCACAGATGTCGACGTCATATTCCCGGATACCGTTATACGGAGATGACAGGCAGAAGCTCTCGACTGCGATCATTCCGTCTTTGCCTGCCCCTCTGCCGATCATGCATAACAGATCCGGCCATCGCGGCATATGGGAACCTTCCCAGTAGGTGCAATCATGCAAGGCAATCACGAACCTCTGCCATGGAAACAGGTCGAACGGAACATAGCTCCTGCAGATCTTCATGTAGTTTGCAAGCTGCTGGGTGTCTACGTAGATGCGTTCTGTCCGGAAACACTCCTGCACATGCTCAATGAGCAGTTTCTGGTCTTCGCATGTCCTGTATGCACCTGTCTCCACAATCCGGATCCATTCTGCAATCTCCGGTATATTCCTGATATCTGTCACAACTCGTCGTCTTCCTCTACCACATGGTCTGTCGTCAGGCCGAGTTCCTTCAGTATGCTCAGCATCGACCTGGTGTACTGTGGCAGCATCTTCACACTCGGATTGTCTTTCTCATACTCCTTGCCGGCAGCCGATATTGCCGTATAGCTCAGCCCGTTCTTCCGGATATCGGCTTTCATCTTCTTCACGAGCCCGAAGTATTCCACATAGTCATCAATGAGCGCCTCGAAATGTGCGACATCCGCGCCCTTCGATATCAGCTGCTGCATGAGAGACTCGCGTATGTCCTTTTTGCTTTTTGCTGCCATTTTTGCCCCTTTTTTCTCGCGCACGCGTGCGCGCATGTTTTGTCGTG